GCGAGCACCATTAATCACACCAGCAACCCACTCCATATCACGAGAAATAAGAGATGGTTCAGCATCTACTGCCTGAGCATCGGGAAACAAATAATCAATATTCGTAATGCTATGAGCAATAAAACTCTGACGAAGCGAACCCAACTTCACAGCATCCGACAAAATTTCCGAAAATAGCTCATGAGAAATTACTTTCTTCTCTTTTTCAGACGAAGTACCATCAAAAACGTTCCTCTTCATAATTTTACGATCTCCTTTTGAAATGTTTGAATGTTCTGCAGTGTCATCCTCTTCTTCGGGTTTAACTGCTGCAGCACCAATAATAGCATACACGGCAACTTTCTGCTTTTCGCTAAGACTATTAAATACTTCCTCGATCGTTTCTTCGCCAGCAGCATTATCATCAGAAGCAGAATCGTCCGGGCCATCCGCATGCTCAACTTCCTCTTCATGATCTAATTCCAATCCTGTATAAATGATAGCTTCATCATCTACCTGACTAATGGTTCCATCAGCATGCGAAATAGACACATTATCAATAAGAGCACCAGGATTAGCACCAGAAAGAACGAGACTTACTTCCCGAATAATACCATGAATTACTGCTTTGGATTTTTCAACCAAACTATTAGCCCAAATAGACAAAGCAGCAACATCACCATGTTCAACAATTATTTTAGCCTTTTGTCCATTCGGAGTATCATTAAAACGACAGTGAGCATATACTCCATCCTCACGATTTTCAAGCACTGCATGTCCTATAACATTCTCTGGAGAATCGTGCATATGTTGCCAAACCAATGGCACTGTCATACCATCATTATCTTTGAATGCATCTTTAAGAATCACACGACCATCGGTGCACTTAAGACCATTCTTGGTGGCATAGCCACCAAAATCGTACTTATTAGTTTTAGGCATAATTTATTTATTCCTTCCATTTTGATTTGAAATCTCAACTTTCTCAACCTCATCAAGAACAGGAGCTTTCGATTGCTCTGAAACCTCTGCCGATGGGCTAAGATTCTTGTTTCGTAACTCGTCAGCCTTTGGATCATCACTAGGTTTGAAACCTATAATCGAACGGAACTCATTAGAAGTTAGAATCTCATTTCTAGTAAACTTATCTGCTATCTCAGCAATGTTATTTACAGGAACAAGTCTAAATGGATCTCTAATAAAGACTATAGATTGACCTTGCGAGCGGGCCGTCTTTGTTAAGAAGGTTCTCTTCATTCCGTCAGTAATAGCAGAAAGAAAAGGTTCGATAGTACGATTATAATAATTGAGCATAGCCTGTTCATCTGCTGTGCCATCGAAGACGCCCGTCGTTATACCCAACTGGCCATGCAGCATACTCGTTAGATACTCGATCTGCTTCATTAAATTATTCTCAGCCGGTCTGTTTAATTGAGTAACCTTTTCGGTTCCATCAATGTAAGCAATACCGTACTTAGAATCTTTTAATTGTTCTTCGATATCTGTTCGACGCCTTTCCGCCTGCTCTTTTCGTGATTGTGTTTTAATCACATATGGCAACTGTACTATCAAATCTAATTTACCTGACCCACTTTGTTGATCGATTACATCTAGCAAATTGAGTTTGGTTATAAGTCGTTGCAATGTCGAATTAGGTTCGTTCATAATTAAGTACAATGGATTTTCTACAATAGCAACAATGCTTTTAGAAAGAATTAAATCCTGTTTCATTCCAGTTCGATCATTATATACATTAACTCTTACATGTTCAGGATACCATTGTCTAATACTTCCTATTCTCATTGATAGAATATCATAAGATCCAGAAACTAAAGGATCGATAGTTGTATCAACGGGAACGATCGCTATAACTCCTTCATCACATAATGACATTGCAGCATCTTGAATAAACGCACGTCCTGACTGGTCGATATTGGCTTCTATACTAAGACAATTATTAATACCGGATTGAATAATATCGGAAAAATTGCCATTTTCATCAAGACGAACATGCTTAATAGGAACTGAAGAGACATCTATTCCAATTCTAGTATAAATAGAAGAAACAAGCGATTTCTCATTTCCTAATCCGAACATTATTATATCTGGTCTTCCGCTACTACTCGATCCTAGATCTTTAGAAGAAAATATATTAGAACCATACCGAAAAATATTCCATGCGTTTTTTAATCTATTAAGTAACGTATCTGGCACTATGCATCACCTCCTTTATTCAAAAGCCTCTTTGTTATCCTTATAGGCTATATAGGCATCCATTAAAGCAGCGACAGGATCAATCTTTTGCTCATAGCGCCTTTTTAATAATTTTCTATTTCCATTAGTATCTTCAATGGTAATAGCATTTCCCATAGCAAAACTCATTAATTCTTGGTCAAAAACCAGCATTCGTTCTTCTGAAAGAGTTTTTAATTCACCTAAAGGAACAGATTCAGTTTTAGAACCTTGAATAACTTTAACTATACCATAAGGTCCGTTTTCGCTTTCCCATCTTTCCACAAACTCTTTCGCATTATACGGATCAAAGCCAAGACATCGAACATCATAACCTAAATCGATTATAAATTTGTCTAAATCCTCATATACCTCCATCATATCAAGGACTGTACATTCTAAAACTTGTAAACTAGTTTCATCTAAGAATTGCTCGTACTTTTGTCTCATAGCTCCAGGTAACTTTTTAAGAGTTAAAGACGAAATATAGCATCTTGTTTTAACTCCAAAAGTCCCATTTGACAGAGGGAAGAGAAAAGTAAAAGCACAAAAATCGTCACCTTGAGAAAGATCTGCTCCCAATGCACAAGGTAACTGCCAAAAATCTCTACGTCTATGCGGTAGTGTCTCTTCATAGGTAAAGAAGTAGGTATAACCCTCCATAGGAAGCCCAAATCTTTTTGCAAGAATGTCGTTTCTTGCTGCAGGAACTTGTTCGGCTCTTTCGACATCTAATTGATAAACTTCATAAGTAACTGTAAGTCCAAGATTTGGTTGAGCCTTTAACCACATTCTCGGATCGCTAACTTCTTGAACATCATCAAGTTTATAGTACCAGATTGACACATGTGGATTAATGTAATCACCTTTAAGAATGTCCATTAATTCCATTTTGATTGTATCGCCACTACTATTTCGAATCGTTCCTTCTGAACTCATCGCTACAATCAGATAGTCATCAAGTTTAGATGCGCCTTGCTCAATTGCTCCGACAACGTCTTCCCTAATGTCTCCAGATAACCATTCATCAACTGTGGATACCATTGGACGAAGACCTTGAAGTTTATCGATTGCCATTGGACGAATCTCTAGCAAAGAACCAGTAAGAAAGTTTTCTATTCCTTTCTTTGTCGATGCCAACTTGACTCGATTCATTCTAAGACCAGTAGTATTCTGTAAAGAACCTTCTGTTAGAAACTGAAATAGTGGACCTCTGGAACGTATGATAGATGTTCGTATTGGTGAGAGAACTTCTTCAGCTTGCTTCATTGTTGGAGCAGTTGTTATCTGATGTGTAGTTGCTGTCTCAACATTAAGAAAGAAATTTTGTATACAAGAACCATACATCGACTTAGCTGCGCCTCTTGCGACAATGAGATACTGTTTGTTGACGAGGCGTTTCTTTATACTTTTACGAACATAATTTCCGCTTTTGTTATCTGGCGTCGGAACATAAACACTTCTTTCAACAAAGTAGTACCAACCAAAGATTTGTTCTGCCCATAGTTTAAAAGTGTCAAGCAAAACTAAATCGCTGCCATCAGTAAGAGTAAGTTCTTGCTCGCAAAATCTGATAAAGCCATTAACCGCTTCATCATCATAGTAAATTCCAGGATTTTCAATCAATCGATCAATCCTGTTCATCTCTAACGAAACTTCTCTGCAAACAGGAATCTCACCTTTAACGACTTTATCACGAAAAGCACCATAATAAATTGGAACTGCTTTGTTGGATAAACTCATAATAAACCTAACCAGTAGCTTTTTGTTTAGCCATTTGTTCCATCATTTTCGTACCGATTTGCTTGCCCATCTCTGTAGTTACAGATTTGGCTACATTCTTAATAAGATTTTGTCCGTTCTCGGCAAGAAAATTTCTCAAATACTTTTTTCCACGAGAAGTATTACTCTCTTTAAATCTTTTCTCCAAATCCATACGAACAAGTATTTCATTTAGTTCTTTGTTACTTAGTTCTTTAGCGGATTTTTTCTTTAATTGGCTAACATTTACCGAGTCTTCAGAAGATTCTCGAGATTTCTTTTCAGGTTTTCCGCCTTTTTTACCGCGTCTTATTCCCCATCTCATTCCTAAAACACCAACGTGTTTAATAATATTATCGCCCATAATTTGTTTCCTTTATACAATAGGATCCGGATCTGCTTGCACGCAAAGACGCCATTCTAATTCCTTTATCTGGTTATTAAATGATTCAACCAAAAATGAGTTAGTAGGAGGATCAAAAATCAGTCGAGTTTTAAGATAAATATAGGTTTTGACTCCCTCTAAATTTGTAAAAGTAGTAAGGAAATCAACCCAATTTTGTTCTGAATTAGTAATACTATAACCAGCTTCCGGACCAATATTAAGCTGATTTAAATTCATAAACGCGCTGTTAATTGCAGTGATTATATCGATATCAAACCCATCAAACTCAATATCAACGCCAAGCATTTTCTTTATTGTAAATAAAATACTATCCATAAAAACTCCTTAAGGTTTAAACCATGGAATCGTATCGCCGGGTTGACGAACGATAGGTTTTTTATAAAGTAAAGACTCGTCGCCATAATGTATTGCCATATGAGTCCTATGAGATGTACAAACTAAAAACTCTGGATCAAATATTATCTCATCACCGTTCTGAACTTGCTGAATGGTTAGAGGATTCATATGATGAATAATCACATGATCAAAAATGTCATATCCATCAATACCTAAATCACAGGCTTTATCTCTAATTATCACAGAGTCTCTGGCTGATAACCATTTGCCGGATCTATAAATTATCTGATTTAGATACCGGTCGAAACCAAAGGTTGAAACTCCAACAATTCCTCTAAGCTTCAAGTAATTGTAACGTTCTTCGAAGCTTTTGAGATGACTCAACTCTTTATAGGATCTAGTCATCTAAGTCATCAACCTCCTCCGGCTTATCACCTTTGTAAGAACGCATAGCTTCTAACGCATTGGCATAAAGCTCCTCAATCCGTTTGGCAGATTGAAGAGCTTCTGTCTTTGCCTCGAGAAGTTTATTCTCTTTAGTTAACTTTTCCTTCTCTAAACGTTCTCTCGTGGTGCCAAGTCTTAAATAATGAGTGATAACTTGCGCGGATGCTGTCCCATCAAAAAGTTGCTTCTCGGCTAAATCAACCGCTAGATTAATTAACTGGTTCTCTCTAGCTTCTACCGTCTTAGCTGGAGCACCTGATTTCTTTAGCCTCTTAGTAATTTTCTTTGGTGCATCCATTTTGAATGATCCTTTTATACTTTGGCTGCGTCTAGTTCACGCAGATACAATGTCTCACCACCTCGGCCAAATCGCTCAGTTAGTACCCAAAATTTCAATCCGCCATCAGCAATAACTTTAGTAGGATCTACTTTTAGCGTCGTTCCTGTTTGGAATTGGATACGTTCACTGGTAGGGGAACTATCGCTAGGATAAATCTCCATGATAGGCCGTCCAGCAGAGTTATTCCTACGACTGAAACGAGAATTAGCTCTTGGATCAGCCGTAACTCGAACAACAACATCGTCGGATACTGGCGGAGGCTCCGGTACTGGAGGTGGTTCTGGTACTGGAGGTACTTCCGCTTCTGCTTGGTCGTGAATTTCATCTAATAGAACAGATAACTCCCCAGATAGTCCCTGGGCCTTTACAATGTTTTCTAAAAGTGTAGACATGTCGCCTCCTGGTGGTGGTGGTTCTGGAAAAACATCTTCGCAAAGATTATAAAGTTGTTCTTCCGAACCGAAAAATTTGTCGCATGATACATCGCCGCTAATGCCTGGAACGGCTGGGCGCCAATCATGCATTTTAGCTATTCCGTCTTGCAGAAATCGAACTTGACTTCTATCCCAACCATTGGGACATAAGAAAGACTCCCAATATCGAGTATAATGAGCTGCCCAACCAAATACATCAATAGGCAGTGGTTCATCTAGCATTAAATTTCGCCAGGATGGAAGATTAGAGTAAACACCCACTCTCATCTCCTTTAGAATCTCTCTATTAAAAGTATGCCAACGTGGAATACGAACTTTCGGTGTGCTTGAATCAAAACTAAACGGTTCTACATCTGTAAAAATTATTGTCTTAGCTTCTTGGGCTTCAAACATAGGTCTCGTAATTTCTAAAACAAAATCGGCTTGATCAGCACCATCCTGATCTCCTCGAAAGAATGCATAAGCAAATAAAAAAATTCCAGCATCCAATAATGGTGGCCAGAATTGCTTAAAGGTATATCTCTCAGCTAATCCCCAAGTTGCTTCGACAATTGCAAAGCGCCGTCCACTAGAAAATACCAAAGAAGCGTCTTCCAACTCTGAACCTTGGTAAATATTCAAATCGATTCCTTCAACAACTTCAGGAGTTGGTGTAAGCGAGCTAAGAATTCGATTTATTAGTGGAACTGGCTGTTCAAAGTCCTTTAAATTACGAGTCGTCATATAGATACTCCATAGATTTATAATACATATTAGTGGGTTCCCTTATAAATTCATATCACATATTGGTAGGTTCTTTCATAGATTCTAAGCACTTTTATAAGAGACATTGATACTTTTTTTAGATACCGATAAAGGTCTCTTGAAAGGAGAATTGGCGGCGAAGCCATTTTTAAAATATCAATGCCTCTTATAAAAGTGCTTAGATAAGATAAGTTATGTGGTTCCTGAATTAATAAAGAATCGCCATGTCATTTCATATAAGCTATATATAGTATCATCACTAAGTGCCGCAGCACATAAAAAGCATAATGATGCGCTTCCATGAAAAGGTAAGACATAGCCAGGACTTCCGCCAGTATAACCTCCTATTATAAAATCTGCCTCCGAAGCGTAAAGAGATGTTGGGATTCCACTATATTGGGTAGCTAGCTGGCGATTTACAAAGATAGCCAAACTAGTACTAGGCATATATCTTCCTACTACAAATTGCCATGTATTTACAGCAGCTGCGGAACCAGTTACAGAAACTGTACTAGTTCCATTAGAAGAAATATAACAGTGAAAGGTACCGCCTTCACCAAGCGCCAATAAATAAGATCTGTGCCCCGTACCCCATTCCTGATATTTAGATATTAATCCACGCCAAAGACCTGTTGTTACACTTGGTTTAAACCAACCTCCAAATGTTAAACCACGTTGAGGAGAGTAAATATATGCCTCTGTACCAGTTATCGACGTGGGCGCACCAACAGCTCTAATTAAATAATCCCCGGATCCATCGAGATATATTGCAGGAGCCTCATTG